ACCAAAGCGGACTGTGGCAGTCTGGCCAGCCACATATCCAGCGCCGGCAGTAAACGTTACCACATACTTGCCGGTATTGACGTTTACAGCGACTGAAGTAACAGCTATAGCAACGCCTGAGGTGTCATTTGTGGCAGATGCGATCAATGTAGCATCATTCAGGATAGAACCCAGCGTATTGGCGACATTTACGTCACCTGCTATGGTTTTCAGCATGAATGGGTGCACACGGGCAGAAGTGGCGGTGAATGCTGTTGCATACAGGTCGGTAACCTTTACCGCTTCAATTACCTTGAAGAGGTTTTGGCCGGTACCTATTACAAAAGAATTCTCATTCATCTCCAGCGGATCAGCGAAGGTGAGCATTAACTTGAATTCCGCCTCATTCTGGAATGTGCCTTCTTTTACCGGGTTCACATCAATGCGCTCCAGTTCTACGCCCTGTATAGCAGTAAGGAGGCCATTGGCGTCTACTTTACGCACACATTTGACGATGCCGCCATCTTCAATTGCAATGGCCTTATAGCTATCCTGTTTGCCCTGGAAAGAACGCACGGCCATATGGTAATCCATGCCGCCATTGTCGTACTGGAATTCCTGGGCATACCTGCCATCATTGATCTTGGTATCAATGCCATGATTGAATGACTGCATAGTCGGCGCCTTAGATTTGTCCTCGGTGTTGATGTAGCGGCCAAGCATCTGCCAGCGCGAGTTGTAAGTGTCGTTCACAAAACCTGAGTTCAAGGCAGCTAACAGGTTTGTTGCGATGGTTGTATCGCTGTCGGTAGGATCTACCGCCATAGACCAGCCATAAGGCACAAGGATATGCCCTTTGGTCAGGCCGGGCTTGTAATTGCCTCCCTTATGCCCGGTATTGCGGCCTATCGTGAAAATATTTAATCCTCTTATGTCCATTGTTGTAATTTGAAATGTGAATTAATGTTGTTAAAGCTGGATTGTGCTTACTACTTGCAGTGGTTAGTCTCCACCAGGCGGATTAAGTATTGTTGCATTTACCGTGACGGTAGATGTCTGCGTCCCGGATGTGATATAAACAAGACGCACATACTTAAACTGGCAGTTGGTAAAGACAAAATATCCCTTCTTTACAGATGAAGTGACCGATACTGTGTTATAACCGCCGCCAAACTGCGTTACATCTGCTGTAAGTGCTACCCAGTCCTGAGATGCCAGAGAGGTAGTATAAGTTGCAAATGTACCGGTCTCGCTTCCCTGAATGTAAATAGTACCGGTTGTTGTACCGGTGATTGAGGGAACAGCAGACCATGAGTAAACTACATCGGCCCCATATGCTATTGAACCATCCCCATTTTGCAGGGAAGTACCAATAGTAGATGATGAGCCAGCACTTGAACCTAAGTAGAAATACGTAGTATCTGCCCCTGAAGTAGTATCACGGCCACCTGTAGCGGCAGTACCGGCCCCTGTATAGGCTACCATGTGTTTGGTAATCCTTTGGCCGAAAGAAATGGTTGTGAAGCAAGTCAGCCCCAGAACCAGCATTAAGATTATTTTTTTCATTATTTAAGTTGTTTTTTAACTGTTTGGATTAAAATTGATTGTCAGTTGTAAATCAGTAATCTCAATAGCATCTACTGCATCAGCAAAGACATTGCCCTCATGGTCACCAAGGCCGCCACGTCCCCAATATGGGTGCTCCTGCATGTTATGGCTTATCTGCCCAATCGCTACAAACTCTGTGCTTGCTTCGAGTTGCCTCATCAGCCCATCATAAAGTGGTAACAGAATGGGTTTGAAGATCTGTGTGTACCGCTCTTCTGCTTTAAGCGTTTTATCAGTACCGTAACAGATAGCCATATGCAACGTGCATTCACCTGCGTAGCCTGAATTGCCGTATTGCTCAGGGAAATCAAGGAAAAGGACAATCAGCGGGTACTTCTTATACCTGTCATCAGGGCTTTGGTCGTACTGCTTCATAGTTTCGATGATCTCCCGTAGATGGCCGAACTGGTAGTTTATCGCTATTATGGTTGAAACAGTAGCGGTCGGGTCGGTAAGCTGCAGGATAGCAAGTTCCGAGGCCTGTATATCAGACAAAATGGCATCTGACACCGCTTGCACGGTGTCTGCCATTATCTTTACTATAGGCCTTGGATAACTCATATGTTGAGCATATTTATTTTCTCAAAAACTTGTACTTGCTCTATGTCGAAGGTGTCATAAACTAGTGTATCACCGTCCTTTTTGTTCAAAAGGAAGTCGTGAAGCGACTTGGTTTGTTCTACCATCTCATTCCATGCTCTTGCCTGCTTACTCATTGAACCGGTATTGTTCGCATTGTCCGATTTGCCCTCTTTTTCGCCATTACCGGTTGAGAACGTTGTATTGTCCCTTTGAAACCAGTAGTAGGTATAGTTGGCTATCGGGCTTTGCTTTACCGAATTCGTAAAACCCTTCCACTTCTTTGTATAGCCGTCCTTATTGGTGTATTCAACCCCATCTCTGAGATCTATCCACTTTTGATCAGGCTCTTCAGCAGCTAAACCAGCGGCATACTCCTGGGCAAAGGCATAACCCAGCGCCATTTCTAGGTACTCAGGTTCCCGCTTATTGATAAATACAGTAAGCAAGCTCTGAACCGTCGTTTGTGACAGCTGGGCTATGTTAATTTCGCCTATGAAGTAGTCTTTATTGATCAGTGCCATTACCTATTGAGGTTATACCTTTTTCAGTTGGTTTATTGCTCCTGCAACATCAGAGCATACCATGAATGCGTTGATGTCCACGTTGCGAACAAAGAAGTTCATACGCATAACGCCCTTAACGGTTACCTGATCTATTTCAAAATCAGTACCGTTGTTGTAGGCCATTTCCAGCACGAACCCTTTGCGGTAGAATATCTTGCCTTTGAAGCGGTCGAACACATACAATGTGTTGGCCGGAACCAGCGGGTTAGACCTCACAAGCATGTTGTGTATGGTGTATTCGCCATCGGCAGTGCGCTGAACGAATGGAGGCAGGATATAATTATCGTTCTTGTCCTTCACGAAGTTGTTCAGGTAGGTATCGAAGTCGTTCATCAGCACTGTATTAGGCTGATAACCGCCTTTTTTACCTAAAGAAGATATTTGCGCCGCCATACACAGGCAGAGATCAAAGATGTTTGGAGCTGGTACGGTCCCGGCAACGGCCTGTACAGTACCGGTTAATGTGCTGGTCGGGTCAAACTCACCTGCATATTCGTCAATGCTGTGGAAGTTAGGGCTGCTACCATCACCAGAAAGAATCTGTGAATCAGCCTGAAGCATAACCGATTCGCTCATAAGTTGGTTGATCTCACCCATTACGAAATCGTAATCTTCCAGCATGTCAATAGACACAGCTATCAGGTCGCGTATCTTCATGATCTGGATAGAGCGCTCTTTCCATGTTACCTTAGTGGTATGGCTGGAAGTATTGGTGCCATATACATTTTTGGCATCACGTACAACACTCTCCTGGTCCATATAGCGCACATACTCAAGGTTAGTTGCTACTGAAGGGAACAGGTCAAGCAGGAATGGCTTACGAACAGGGATCTTACCGATGCCGGGAACACGTGTACCTATTGTATGTGTAGCTATATCAGCAGCTCCTTGTATTGCTACTGATTTTACATTCAATTCAATTGTACGGCTTTCCTTTTTAGTGAATTTGGTGAACGCTTCAGACTTCAAAGCAGCCATAACAGGGTTATCACCTGCCGCATTACTAAGGCCGAGATCTTTGATTTTCTCCAGTTCTTTAGCAATGTTCTTGTAGCCGGTGTTCAGGTCTTTAAGTTCTGCTACCTGCTCATCGCTAAGTTGGTTCTTCAGGTCAGTTTTGGCAACGAATTCCTTTAATTTAGCATCAAGCGCATCTTTGTCGATGAGGCCTTTATAGGCTTCATCCTGTGCTTCAAAGAAGTCTTTTTCTTCCTGATCGAGGCCATCCCATTTGCCTTTCTTTTTCATAGTGGCAACCATGCCTACAAAGGCAAAGGAAGTACCACCAAGTTTAATTATTGATTTGTTTGGCCCCCACACGCTGATAGACAGCATGGAAAGCAAAAAGCATACCGACAGTACGCACAGACTGGCCGTCAATGTTTTTACACGGCCATTCAGAAGATTTTTTATTTTTCTCATTTTGATTGTTTTAATGCGTTAGATAATTTTTTGTAATTCAACCCCTTCTTCTTTTGCGGCTCATCAGTTGGTGGAGTGGGCTTGCCCGGCTCTGCTTGTATGAGTGCTATATGTTTAGAAATTAGTTGCCTGCCTTGTAACTCCATATCAGGAGGAAGCATCTTTAAGAATGCTTCTGTGTCCCTTTGGAGTTGGTTCTTATGGCTCTTGATTTGGCCTTCTTTCATCCCCATGAATTCAGTCTCCTCATTACAGCCAAATGTTACCACTGATACTTCAAATAATTCGATTTCCTTACACACCAATGCCCATGTCTTAGTTCCTGGCTCATCTGGGTCATCCACCTCAGTCCACTCGCATTTATCCCACACGTAGTTATAACCGATGCTGAATTGTGAAAGAGTGCCTGACTTGAGTTGTACAAGCGTATCATCGCCTTTAGGTATCTCATCTATAGGGCTTTCACAGTAAAGACCGCGATCATCTTCCTTCAGTTCCTTTGGTAAGCCCAGAGGTATTTTGGTATCGTGCTGATAGAGGAATTTTATTTTACGGTTGGTCTTGGAACCGGGACCACGTTCAGTAATAGACTTAGCACAACAGCCTTTAACAAGTATATCCTGTGCATCGTCTATATTGCCCCAGATGGCTGCATAGAACTTAACTATACGGCTTTCCGCATCTACAGCAACGTCTACAATAGGCGCACTTTTATAATGAATTGGCTTATTGCCCGCTGTTTGCCTGGTCTTGGCTGCTATTGTCATCGTTTTTAATTTTATCTTCATTAACAATTGCCGCCTTGTCTGATTTATTATCATTTATGGGCCGCATAGTCTTGTTTTCCAGCTTTTCAACTGGAAAGTTTTTATTGTGTAGCTGCTGCATCATTGCTGTTGCTATTTGCGTCTGTTGGCTGTTTCGTGCCACCCCTCGACATTTTTAAGATTGTTTCTACGAGCTTCAGTTCTGTATTATCCATCTCAAATACCAGCTTGTCGTATATCTTATTCCCGGTAACTGGTAGTTGCTTAAAGGCTACACGCCAATCATTCAGAGTACATACACCGTGGCTGAACTTTACCCGGTATGTCTCATTATTGCGCCAATCCACATCTGCTTTTTCCTTCAGGTCTTGTTGCAGCGCCGGTACATGACTAAAGTCAACATCGATATACAAGCCTGCTTCATTGAGCTTTAAGAAAGTGGTAAGCGATTGTGCCAGGCTCTTGGCCCTGGGGATGATAACCTTGGTGTATAGGCGCTTTTCCGCCTGCTTTTGGTTCTCGTAGGTGTTGCCCTCGCTACGCGGCATCAGCTCGGTTGGAACATCATATACCCCGAATATCACTTCAGCATCTGCGATAGTCTCCCGGAATGGTTCCATGTCCTTTATGGTAGCCGAGATTGACGTAGCTGATATAGCCTGATTGGTTACAAGGAATGGCTTCTTACCTTTTGTAAGGCCATACTTGTTAAACTCATCGCTAACCTCCTTCTTTTCGGGAGCTGTGAATGCTTTGTTACCATCAGCATCACTTTTCGCAGATGATATGATAACCAGTGCCCCCCGGTTAACATAGATCACATTACGGGCTTCATACACCGCAACCAGATTGGAAATAGCCTTTTCAGCAGACAAAGCCGGGGAACGTCCCTGAATGTTCATATCCACCCCTTTTAACGATGTGCATTTGTTGAACATCACCTTCTGGGGAGCGATCTCGGTCATACCTTGTGATGCATTGGGTAGTATGTAAGACTTTATCAGGTCTTCGATAACTGTGGCAGAAAGCAGCTTAAGGATGGGTTGTTGCTGAATTTGCACATCTTCTGATGGCATATTTACCAACGTGGATATGTTGCGATAGTTAAAAGCCAGCACATCAGGAGCATTGGCATACATGAATGATTCCCCGGTAACCAATTCATAGCATTGGTTCTGGTAAATCAGCTGTGCCCAGTTTTGTAGTGGGTTAGGAGTAGCGAATAGCTTATTCATATAGGCATTATTCTCAACAAGCGATTTGTCGCTGACCTTACGAATAGTGTACACGCCGCTTGCTACACCTGCAGCAATAAGGTGTATAGGGATGAATATTTCTCCTATGGAATGGAATAACGTAGTCAGGTTACCCTTGGCAAACTGTCCCCATACCGCCTCAAGGTTAGATACACCTATGGTACTTATTGACGTTTGGTTTATCAGGCCTTTTTTGCCTGCTATGAACGATCCTACCTTTTGCCTGAATGATGCCATCTCAGAACAAAAGTCCTTCGTGTTAACAAAATATAGAAAAAGTTATATTTACCCCTTACTGATTTACCTTCACTTGCCAGAGATGTGAGAATTCAGTTCGGAAGTATTTAGCCATACCTGCACAACTATCAGGTGCGTCATCATGTTTATTCTTGGATTGACCATCCTGTATTTTACGGTATTCGGTTAAGTTTTTGACGAATGCCGCGTATTCTACGCTGTAGGTTTCCCAGTCCTCCCTGAATATGAAGTTGTTTTTAATGAATGCGGATGCCTCAAGTATCCTGGTATGCTTATTAACAGTGTTTTTGATTGATCTGATATCACAATCACTACCGTCTTCCTCGATAGCCTTTTTGATATTTTGCCTGAATAGTTTCCATGCGCTGTTACTCTCTATCTCAACAGCATTGCATCTATGATGTTTGATAAATTCAACGCATTTAGGCTCATTAACATCTGTTCCATCCGTGTTATGTATAACATCCGGTAAGTAAATCTTATCCCCTATAAGGTAGCCAACAGGAGCCGAAAGGCTATCGCCTCCTTCATCAGCAGGATCTATGTGCGAATACCTGTATTCTGCCAGTTTGCTTGTATCAACAGTAGCCGGATTAAACAGTTTAAGTTCCGAAAGTGGAAACAGTAAACCTTGTTTGGGTTTCGGGTTTTGCTGATATAAACTTTCAAAGTTATGGGCGTTCCGGGTCCTGGTCAGTATCAACTTCTGCAATGAATGCCGTTCAGGCCAAAGAGCTTCACCCGGTAACCGAGGATCGTATTCCGTTGGATCACCGATTTTAATAGCAGGATATACCAATACTTCCCACTCATCTGGTTCTTTATTGAGCAAATAGCCCGCAAGGTCGTGTTCGTGCCAACGGGTAAAAACAATCAACTGTTGGCTTTCATTGTGCAACCTGGTATCGGCAACACTGTCGTACCAATCCTGTATAGCCTCTCTGATTGTATCGCTTTGAGCACTTGCCCAGTCCTTATACAGGTCATCCATAATGAGCTTATCCACGGGTTCACCTGTTAGGGGGCCACCTACGCCTACAGTCTTTATTCCCCCGTCAAAGTCAACAAACTCAATTTCATCAAAAGTCTTAGCATAACCATCTGCACCATTTGATAGCTTTATATGGGGGAATATTTGCTTGTAAATAGGATCTTCCAGTACCCTTTGAATTTCACGGTTGAACTTCCGGGCCTTAGAGGATGAATAGCTTACAATAGCTATTCGTTCATTGGGATTTTTACCAGCCATGAATGCCGGTAATCTGCGAGTACTACCTTCCGATTTACCGTGTTGAGGTGGTACGAATATCATCAGCTTTTTTATTTTGCCGTTAGCAAAATCGTTTAGCTTCTGATAGTACCTTTCATGGAACCAATTCGGTTTAAAATTCGGCTTTGTGCGTAGCGTAAAATCAAGCAGGTACCGGTGACATAGTTCGATATCGTAATCATTTAGCACCATTTATCTTACGCTGTATTTCCGCCATTGTCCGTACCTCATCATCACTGAGCATGGACATATCGGGCTTCTTGTTAAGGCTTTCACCTCCTGTAGTATGATCAATTTCCTGTTTATCCCGCCATTTCTTGGGTTGCCTGTTCTTCAGCCAGAATATGGCAGCAGTAGTATCAGGAGGATAGTGCTTCACCAATGGCGTAACAACAATCTCATTGAGAACTACCTTGATATCACTGTCTTTGTGCGAATACCCTAATGCCCGTTTATATAAGCTTTCAGCGACATTCGTATCAGCTAACTCTTTTCCCTTTTTTATGGACTCTAAGAATAACGGATACTCTAGTTTCCAGTTGTTGATTGTAGCCTCTACAACTTCAAAGAATTCAGCTAAATCAGCATCAGTAGCACCCATCAGGCAAAGCTTGTATGCCTGCCTGTTATACTTCACCTGGTATTTTGTCGGTTGCCCTGCCATAGAACAAAGATATTTTCAGCATACAGGCATATGAAAAAGTTATATTTACCC